CTATGTCCTTGGAATCGAATCGAAATACACTGCCTCTCCTCTAATACTGGGGGGAGCGTTCCATGAAGGAAAAGCATCCTTCTACCTAACCGGGGACAAGGAGAAAGCTTTGGAAGTATGCACCACTCATATAAAGAAAGCACAGGTAGAATTCTATAAGGAAGAAGACTTTGCCAAAGTTCTCACTCGTTGTCCCATCATGTTGGAATCATGGATAGATAAGCATGGGTATAAAGATTTGGAAACCTTCAGCATTATTGATGTGGAGAAGTTTGTTGAAGTACCGTTGCCTGAAACAAACTACCGTATTACAATGCGCTTTGATGCAGTCCTTCAATATAAGTCTTCGGGCAATTACATCCTGATGGAAACAAAATCTACGCAATCTTCCATTAGCAACATGATTAATCAGGTATCCATTGGAGATCAAGCTACCACTTATCTATGGGGATTCAAAAAGGTGTATCCAGAGAGGTCTCTCCTTGGCATGGTCTATGATGTAACTTATTGGCCCAAGACTTCAGTAAACCAGAAGCTTATACAGCACAAGCGGGGCTTCACCGACCTCATTATTCGGACAAAGCGTGACTTTGCTGAGTGGGAAACAGGAATGAATGAAACAATCTCCTCTATCTCCAGCAAGGTAGACAGAGTGCTAAACCATGGTGAAAGTGAATTCATCTTTGAGCGAGACACTTACTGGTGCTACTCATATTTCAAACCTTGTGAATATAAACCAATTTGCAGAGGTTGTACAATAGCCCCAGCCAATCCCCCGGACGGTTTTAAAATGAGGGACTTCCCTCTCCAATTAACAGATGAATGCAAGGAGTAACCAATGACAAAGGAACAGGAAGAAACTGAGCGGCTTATAAGGAAAGCTGTCACAGTAGGCATTTGCGAGTACATTATAGCAGAATTATTAGGTAAGGCAAGCTCCAATACTGTTGTGGAAATAGCAAATCGAGTAGCTGAAAACTTTTCTAGAATAAGTAAGACACCCAATGATTAAGTACTTACTGAGCCTTGTACCTGAGTGGGTAGCTCCCCTAATCTGCTACATAACGTTAGCGATATTTGTAGGGGCAATCGTTTACGTAATTCTGTCTACCCTTATAAATGAGATAAGAAGGAAGACCGGAAGGAGGTATTACAGATGAAAAGTTGTCGCACTTGTAAATTTGGGGGAGGTGATTATCCTATAACTTGCCAATTTTGTAAAAGTATCTTAGGAAAACGTTTTCAGTTTTGGGAACCTAAAGAGGAGGAACCAAAAGTAAAAAGTTGCGGTACTTGTAAGTACGAAGATACCCTAAAACATAGACCACCTTGCTACGATTGTAATTGGTGTGGAAACTTCTTTCGTTGGTGGAGACCTAAAGAGGAGTGTAGTGCTACTCAAGAGATACTTGATGGGTTGGATTTTGGGTGCCAGCAGGAAGATGTTGAGAAGGTAATTGATAGGTTGATTTCATATATTGAGAGGAGGATAGAGGAATGAAAAAGAAGTTGGCTGTTATGGCCATGATTATTCTCTTTATTGGGCAGCCCGTCTACACCAAGACGATAAAGGAATGGACTGGGCATGACTGGATTACGTTAAGTCCACTTGCCCAACAGTATATTCTTTTAGGTTATCTGATGGCTGCCCAAGCAGTAAGCGATTACTATGGACCGATGGATAATATTGAATACTTTTTGCACTTAGGTGAGACGATTGATAGTGTACAGAAAGGGGTGGGGATTTTCTATGCCCACGAGAAGAACAGGAATGTCCCTATTTACGTAGCAATTACTAAAGTGAAGGAGGAAATATAATGGCTAAACTTTTCAAGAAAAATACCATAGAAAAAAAGACAAGGGTTGCTCCCGATAAGCTTGATTACCTGGTAACTGAGACTGCTGGTGGAGAAGATGATGGAATTACAATTTTGTTGTGTGGAGTAACGAAGTCCGGCAGGTCCCAGCTTGCTTCTACTTTTCCCTCGGCCTTGTTTCTTGATCTTGATAGGGGTCTTGATACTCCCGCAGTAAAAAAATCAAGTGCTAAAAAGATTGTTTTTAATCGGGGTGAGGAGACTTCACGGTTACTGTTACAGGTACTTTTTGATATTCAGGAGAAGCAGGGAGCCTTTGAGAAATGGCAACCACAAACTGTTGTATTAGATAGTATCACAGCAATGTGCGAACACTTTGAGGAAGAATGTAGAATCTATGATCCGGAAAGCAAAGACCCTGAGAAAGACAGTAGAGGTGATGGTCTATTTAGGGGAGATTATAACTCTATCTTTACACGAACAGTAAGGATAATAGATTATGCAAAGGGGTTAGTACCATATTTTATTTGCATTGCAAACGTTAAATTGAATGATGATCCGATGTTACAAGGAAAAGTAGAAAGTCCTGCGGTATCAGGTCAGCAGTTGCCTGCACATATTCCCCATGCTTTCGGAGAAGTGTATTACATGGGCTATGATTCTGTAAAAAAAGATTTCTATTTGACTACTAAAAAAGATGGCCGGTTTAAGTACTCAGGGACAAAGCATAAAGTTCCGGCACGTATTTATAACCCAACATTTGATAAGCTGAAGAAGTATTATGAAGAATAAGAGTAGTGGACTACTACTCTAACTGTCCTACGGGACTAAAATAAGGAGGTGGCAATATGCCATCAGTAAAATCTATCCCAAGAAGGGAAAGGCCATTGCTTGATCCGAAAGCAATGTACATTTTTTCGGTGACCGAGTTTGAAGAGATCGAGGACTGGAAACATGCAGACGGAGAAACTGGTGCTTACAGAGGAATGGCTGCTCTCGAGGGTGTAGTAGAAGGGACCAGCGTGGAACCGTTCGATGCCTGGATGAAAAACAAGAAGCTGCGGCTCGGTTTTTACATGCCCGCTGAAGACGCTAGCTGGTACGGCCTACCGGCGGAAGCTTTTACAGAGTTCTGTGACGCTCTCGGAATTGACATGGACGCAGTTGACCCAGATGAATTCATCGGGAAAACTTTCGTTGCCAAGGTCAAGGTAACAAAGGGAAAGATGACAGGGGACAAGGAACGTGGAACACTCACGTACAGAGATCCTCAGGAAGAGTTTAGCAAGTTCTATCCAATGAGCTTTGCCGAATAACACAACAGGTTGGGGGGTACAAGGCTACCCCCAACCTCCCTTTAATAAAAAATCTTAGGAGAATTTATGTTAATTTTTATTTGTTTTTTGTTTTTGCTGGTTTTGGGAATTGGTGGGCTTTTATTGTATATGCTTAGTACTTTTGATCATAACTGGGTATTATGCTCCTCTGCCACGGTTATAGCTGCTGGTGCAATAGGATTGCTTGTAATTATTGCGTACTGTATTATACAACCATTTGAGTGGCAAGGACAGTTATATGAGTATGAACAAGACAGGGCCTTTATTGAACGTTGCTATGATAACAATAATCTTTCTGCACTGGAAATTGACCGGGTGACAAAAATTATTATCAGCGACAATAAAACTATCTTGACCAATAAACTGTATGACAAAAACCCCTGGGTTAACTGGTTTTATTCTAAAAGGATTGGAGAGCTGGAGTTATTCGATATGTCCAGAATAAAAACGTCCAATCAAGGCATCACTGTATATTAAGGAGAATATAGAATGAAAGGCTGGTTAAAAGGAGTAATTGTTGCGGTTTTTACGTTCCTGGCTGGGCTTGGGTTCACCTTGATAAAAGGAAAAAACTACAAACAGGCGGCTGAAGCGAAGGAAGAACTTCAGCAGAGAAAGCAGTGGGTTCGTGACGAGAATAAAGTCGTCAAGAAAAAAATTAAAGAGCATGTAAAAGAATGCAGGCAACAGGACAAGCAGGAAGTTAAGGACGCATTCCTCCAACGCTTTGGAGGTAATGATGAAAAAGGTAGTTGAATGGAAGGAAGTCTCTGAGTTAATCAATACAATAACCAAGCACAAAGTCACTGCTACTTTGCACCACGACATCAATAAGTTGACCATCCAAAGTGAAACTGGTGCTTCCTTAACTCTGCAATTAAAAGACGGGGAGGACGAGAAATGACAATATATATTTGTGATCGGTGTGGAAAAGAGATATCAGAAGAGAAAGCTTTTCCAATACATATTAACAGACGCTTCGAAGAAAGTGAATCGTATGTGGTTTGTGTCCAGTGCTTTGATCTCGTTACTAAAACCATAGCTGATCTGCTTAGCAAAGTATCTTTAATAACTATTGGTACGAAAGAGCCCAATCTTACAATTGAAACGAAATCAGAAGGGAAAGATGATAGTAAATGAATACAAACCTAATCACGAGGAGCTAATGAAAGACTTGCTGACAGGAAAAAGGATGCGTTGCGTTAGTTGGAACAAGGACAGTTATATAAAACTTGATGATGGTTTTATTATTGATAATGACGAGTTGGACTATAGCGTTATACTGGAAACAGCGGATGGTAGAGAAGCTTGGGAAGAATATCAGCCCGAAGAAAAGAAGCCGGACGCTGCAAGCAATATCACGTGGAACAAATACCCGGAGATAAAGCCAACCGAAGCAAGTCTCTTAAAGTATTTCTTGGTAGCATATAGGACGCCGCTGGGTATGTGGCTTGGAATGGCACGGTATAGCAAAGAAAATATGGTATGGTATGTAGATGTCCAGCAAAATACATCTTTTGCAATGCCTTGTGAAGTTGTTGCTTGGGCAAAAATTAATCTGCCGGGTATTTGAGGTAGATATGAAACCAAATAAGTACATTGTTTTGTTTTTATTGTTGATAGTGTTTATGCTTGTTGTAGGGATTGTTGATACGCATGGATTAGAGAATCCATTCCCCGTTGATCCGGTAGTTGAGGAGAAGGAAGGTGATGACGAGCTGGTTGAGGTTCCACTTGGCACACTGAGAAATGCTCTACTTGTAGGGAAGCTTTATGATGAAGCTGTTCCTTATATTGACTTTCTTATTGAGGAAGTTGTTGAGCCGCAGGATGAACAGATATCTCTTCTTATTAAGCGATTGGAGCAGGGTGAAAGGAGACTTGGTTTGCTTACCGTATTAGCTGTTGGTGGGGCATCTGTTGCCGGAGTACTGGGGATTTTACTGATTATTAAATAAGGAAAGGGTATGAGCTTTAACAGATATTTGTATACTGATTGTAAGAATTGTGCCTTATGTGGGAAGAATAAAGTTGACTCGGAAGGGCCGATGAGACCCGAGATTGTAGTGATTGGGGAAGCCCCTGGAAAGGATGAGGACGAGACCGGGAAACCCTTTGTGGGGAAGAGCGGCTATGAGCTTAACATGGGTCTGGCGAGCATCGGGTTGGCAAGGTCGGACGTGTATGTGATGAACGTGATTGCCTGCCGTCCTCCCCGGAATGAGATCGAGAGTGTGGAGGGGCAGGATGCAGTAAATAAATGTATGCCTGGATTCTTGAAGGAATTGGAGTACCTGAAGTCCCTTGGGGTAAAGGTATTTGTTCCATTGGGGAATACGGCGTTGTACGCCTTGGGGATTATTGATAAGATTACCGTTGCCCGTGGGAATATTTATTACTTGGAGAAGAAGGTGATTATTCCTACGTACCATCCTGCATACGTGATGCGAAATGTAGATGACAAGTGGCAAGTGAAGAAGCTAACTTGGTTGAATGATTTGAATAAGGTGAAGGAATATTCAAAGAGGGATTATAAACCGCCGAAGGAAGTTTTCAATATTAATCCTACACTACAGGATGTAAAGGCATTTGTGAATAGGGTTGTCAGCGGGAAGAACCTGGTTGCAGTCGATATCGAGACAACAAAATTGGAGCCTTGGACTGGGAGGATTGTTGTCGTTGGTCTGGCGGTGAATGAAGAGGAAGCTATATCTATTCCGTTCCTTAGTAAAGGGGATGTTGAGTATTGGGGTGCTGAGGACCGGAAGGAAGTGGAGGGATTACTTCAGGAGGTGCTCCTCAAGTGTCCACTTATGTTTCAGAATGCCCTCTATGACTGTTACTGGCTAATGGTAAAAGGCTTTGAGATAGGAGAGATCAAGCATGATACCATGTTGTTGCATCACTGTATTCATCCGGAGCTAAAGCACAAGCTGGAGTTTATTGCTTCTATCTATGGGAAGGGGCCACCGTGGAAGAACCTCTTTGCCGATTATAAGATTCCTATCCTCACGAAAGAGAATGAAATGGTCCGGACGTACAACTTGAGGGATGTTACTATTTTGCATCAGGTACTGCCGGGAATGTTGGATGATGCACGGGAAGTACTCAATGTGTATTTGAATATATCATTGCCTCTTATTAAGCCGCTGTTGGAAATGCAGGTAAATGGTGTGCTGGTTGATAAGAAGTTCATTAAGGAATGGAAGACGGAAATGGAGGATGAGCTCAGTAGCCTAGATGTAAGGATGCGGGAGCTTTGCAAATTACCGGATGCATTCAATATACAATCGAATGAACATCAGGCGTTACTCCTCTACAATAAAATTCCTCCAGGGTTTGCTAAGGTTACCGCAAAGATGGCTACCTATGACGAGGTTGGTACAAAGAAGAATAAGAACACCAAGGGGTACCGGGAGCTGTTGAGTAAGGCGAGGGTTGTCACCGGTACCCATCCGCTCATCTATCCTAAAGGACTTACTGTAAAGAAGACTACGACCGGGAAGTACAGTGTGGATGAGGAAGCGGTGAACAGGTTTAAAATTGCTGCACTGAAACGCCTCGAAGTAATTGAACACTTAAAACGGTATATGCCTCAGCACATCGACGAAGAGGAGAAGCTTCACACAGCCGTACAGTATGTTGATATGCTTGCCCGGTACAATAAGGTTGCGAAGTTACTCAAGACCTATGCTGATTTACCGGTACAGGTAGATGGAAAAATTCACGGGAAGTATTTGATTCATGGAACATCTACCGGGCGCTTAAGTTCCCGTGATCCTAATATGCAGAACCTTCCTTCAGTTGCAAAAAGAATGTTTGTTGCCCCGGAAGGGTACACTTTTATTGAACCGGACTTTAAGAACCTGGAGCTGAGGATACTTGCTTATGTTTCCAATGATGAGGTGCTTCAGGAAATGTTCAGGAATGAGTTGGATGTGCATGGCGAGAATGCAAAGAAGCTGTTTAATTGCGCGGAGGATGACCCTTCTTTTAAAATGTACAGGAGGATTGCCAAGACCTATATCTTTGGAAGGAACTATGGGGGTGGGTTGCCAACACTCTACAAAAATATGATGAACAAGGTCGAAGATTTGAAGCTTACTCCTAAAGAGCTGGAGAGGATTGATGCAAAATATTTCTATGAGCATCCCAAATATGGAGCGTGGAGGGATAAGCTTACCACTGAGTTGTACGAGAAGAAAGAGCTGGTCAATACTTTTGGAAGGAAGCGTATCTTTCTTAGTGCTACCCATGAAATGATTAAGGAAGGGTTGAACTTTCCCATCCAGAGTGCAGCAGCAGACATCACGAATAAGGGTATCATCAAATTGTTTGAAAGTTCCAAGGGGCTTTTTGATTTATTAATGACGGTACATGATTCCGTAGTAGTACAAACAAAGATAGAAAATGTGAAGGAGGTTGTAAGTATTTTGAAGGCGTGCTTGGAACAGGAACATATTGTGAATGGTATGAGGGTTTCGTTTCCTGTTGAGATTTCTACTGGTACAAACTACGGAGACCTCCATGAGTATACTGAAACCTGAACCATATGATGAGGATATGTGCTATAACAAGTTTTGGAAACCAGATCCCTTTGATATGTACCTACCAAGGAGGAAAGGGTTTATCACTGATTTTGTGTTCAGGCATAGAGGGATGGAAATCCCTACAATATATACGGTGTGGTCGGCGCTTGCCGCATTATCGATGGCGGCAAAGCGAGACGCATGGCTGAAGTTTGGAGACTTAAAGAAGTATGCGAACCTTTATATTATGCTGATTGGACCTGCTGGACTTGTAAGGAAGACAGCAGTTATTGGAGAAATGACCTCTATTCTGCGGGATTATCCAAACCATATCACGGACAAGTGCTTGAAAAAGGTGAAGCAGTTCGTCACTGTTATGAATAAGATAACTCCGGAGGGGCTTATTGCTACGCTGGAGAAGGCTAGTGCAATGCTCCCAGGTGGATTGGTTATCCCACTGGCGAGGGGAAAAATACCTATCATCGATAAGAGTACCGGGTTGCAAAAGGTCTATAGAAGAAAGAATGAGCAGCTTATTATTGTACCTGAGTTGGCGGAGCTGTTAGGGAAGCAATCCTATATGGAAAGTATGACGGTAATTCTGACTACTCTTTATGATAATCATGAGAGGTGGTCCGATATCACCAAGAATGGGAGGCCGGTCCTTTTGAAGGAGTTATTTACGTCCTTCATTGGAGCAACTACTCCTACAGGGTTTAGAGATTCCATTCCGGCGTCAGCGAAAGGTGATGGCTTTCTTACACGGATGATCGTTGTCTATGTAACTAAAATGACAAGGAGATATGCTGAGCCATTAATACCTGTAGGGGCACCGGACTTAAAAGAATTAGGGAAGAGGTTGGCTTGGATTGGCATCCATACATCTGGAGAGTATAAGCTGACGTCAAAGGCAAGGGATTTTTATTATGCATGGTATGATTCTTTTAAGGATGACTTGGAACAACATCCAGAGAATGCAGGAATAAACGCTCGCCTTGATAACCATTTGTTGAGAGTTGCCATGCTCTTGCGTATATCGAGGTATATGGAGGGAAGGGAAATTGATGATGAGGATTTGGAAGATGCAGCTAACTTGTTGCGAAGTACTACCCAGACATCACGGCGTATTCTTGATGAGGTCGCCTCCGGGGAGTTTGGAGAGTGGGTTAATAAAATGGATGCCTATATTAGGGAACGGGGAAAAGCTACAAGGAGAGATATTTTGAGATCATTTAGTAATAGACTGACAGCCAAGGTGCTTACCGAAATTATTGATCGGCTGGCACAGGAAGGCCGGATCGAGATTACTACAGGGAATGGAAAAAAAGGACACCGTTCAAGTAGTAATGGAAGCGAAGTGTATACCTATACGGAAGTAAGTTAACAGGAGGTTGAATGAATGGGCGGAAGGAATATCGAGCAAATAAAGAACATTTCTATTGCAAGGATTATAAGAACATACGAGAAGTTTGGAACGGCACGGAAGGCGGCCCAGGTGCTGGGGATAACCCATCAGACAGTCTGCAAGTATTTGAAGAAGGCTGGAGTTACTTTAAAAAAATCCGGATGGGATACCTGGAACAAGTTACGGGTTGGAAAAGAATCTTATAAACATAGTCAGTTTGCCGACTGGCTGCGTGAGCATCCCAGGACTACATTGCCGAGAGATGCACGGGAGATTTCCAAGATTACCGGAGTTTCCCTTCAGGCAGTACGATCCTACTTCAAAAGGCAATACAACAAGTCAAAGTATTATATCTCCAAGTTGGGAGACTTTAAACAGTATGACGCACAACTAACCGCAATAGACTCCGAGGGAGAAGATTTCAAGTGGCCCCTCAATAAGCTAAGCCGGTACATATATAGCGTAGACCGCTACGATCATACAGTAGTAATCACCGGTGTAGTGAACGCTCAGGATGGGGAGTACGTTGTCCACTTTAAACCAATTAATGTCCTCGAATTATACCTGCTCTGCGGAGGTGAGTAATGAAAGAGAGCAAGATACAATGGCTATTTTAAGTGGGTTACTCATTCTTTCTCTCTTCCTAAATGTGTGTTTTGCGGTTTCAGAGATGAATAATTATGGTGGCAGAAAAGAACGCTTTATGAAGAAGAATGAAGGTAATATGCTGCATTTTAGCATTGATGGTATTAAATGGGAACAGGCTGCCGCAATAGGTATGTCCGGCTACAAATTTAAAGCAGTTCTGCCGGGTAATACAGCCTCTTTTGACGGATTTAATTTCTGTTATGAATATCAAATAAAGATTAAACGGCTTCCCTCTGGCTGGGAAATACCAAAGTTATATTAGGAAGCACAAGTATAAGGAGAAAGAGTGATGGTTTATGAGTTGCAGTGTACCAAGTGTGGGGCACGTTTTAAATATTCCACGAAGGAAGAGATGTGCAAGAAAGTTATTACCGAAGATGGAACACTCACGTATTTGTGGAATTGTAAGAAGTGCGATAGTCCGGTAAGTACCGGGTTGTTGTATGTGAAAGCAGTGAGGAGACCTACATAATGGTCTTTGAGTTAACCTGCAAAGAGTGTGGTAAAAAGTTTAAGTACTCTACAAAAGAGCTTGGATGTGAAAAGGTTCCTAATAAGGAAATAGAGTACGTTTGTGGGTATACGTGGAAATGTAAGCGGTGTGGTAAACCTGTTTGTTACAGTTGCTTTTATCCTTATACTACCAATAATTCTGAGCATGTTCCGGGCTTTGTGGTGTTGAAGTAAAAAAGTAGAAGGCACTGAGGGAGTCGTTGTTGTCGAGTGCTCTGAGCCCACGCTGAATGTTCTTTATTTGGTAGCTTAGAGGGAAGAGTTCACCGAAGATAATGTCTCCATTTTCATTTTTATGGGGGATGATTAGGGACTTCAGGCGGTTGCGGGCAGCATCTGCTTCATAACCGCTTCCCAAACTTTTGATTATGTCATAGCTGGTATCGATGAAGGGCCCACCACTGAAAAGCATTGGGGTCCATGGTATGAAGTTCTTGTTATCTATTCCCATCTCACTTAAGATTCCACCAATTATTCCTGAGACTGCTGCAAGTCTGCCGACATAGGCTATCTTCTGGGCTGTCGATCCGTTTTTAAAGCCTCGCAGGAAGTTGCTTACATATCCGGATGAGTAGGTTCCATATTGCCAGAACAGTTTGCCAAGAACTGAATTGCCACCGAAGAGGGGGCGTTCGCTTGGCCGGTAGGGGAACATTGTTTCCTGAATAGTTTCAACAGCATAGCGGTCAAGAGCAGGCTTTATTTCATTTTCCTGTACCAGGTTGAGGACAGTCTTTTTTACTGCGTCATTGTCGATCAGGTTTAGGCCGACATATTTTTCAAACTCATCAAGGTTAAAGATGTTCCTTTTTAGTTTATCTATGCCATCCATAAAACGTATTTCAGTGGCTTTATATGCGATAGCCCTAGTTATCTGATCAGAGGTGGTGTAACCCTTCATTGCTTTGTGGGCCATTCTACCCATAAACCCGCCGGACAGCTCGGTCATCACGGGATCATTCTTGTAGATTATGCCGTCATCAATTAGCCTTTTTATTATGTTGTCGCCGTCCTTCATTACGGCTTGGTATGCTTCGTTGACTACGTTTATACCGAAACGTGGTGCGAAGGTGTGGTATGGCTGCATCATATTACGTAGTCCGAGGAATGGCTTTAGACCCATTGAGCAGGCATAGTTGTAGCTGAAGAGGCCATTAACGAAGTCGGAAGCGTAGTCTTTGTTTGCGTTGTACCATTTAGGGAACATCTTTTTAAGGAAGCGGTGAGCTACCGTGTTTCCTGTCTTCATAAGCCCAGAGGTGTTTGTTCCTCGTACGGAATCAAGGTAGGTAACAAGGCGGTGAGTAATTATTGGGTCGAGGTTCTTTGAGTTGTTGAAATAGGTGGTCAGGTTTTTGTAGGCTTGTTCCTCGTAGAGCTTTTCCATTGCCTTACGGGTATAGATAGTGGTGACTTCAAAGGCATTGTCATTGAGGAGTCCTTTAATGAGATCGTTGACCCGTTCATTCTCAAAGAAGATTTTCATTTCTTCGGGGACATTACCTTTGAACGCTTTCTCCATGAATTCCTTGTTCAGGCCCATGTGGTTGAGGTCAGGGTTATCATAGGCAAATCTGTATAGTCGGGGGAGATAGTCGGTGAGATACTTTTCACCGTCCATTCCAATCTCTTTGAAGATGGTGTCATAGTAAGGACGAAGGCGGCTTGCTGCCTGCCTTACATCATCGGTAATGTACTTCTTTACCTTGTTTAGAATTCCTGAAGCAAGAGCTTCATCAGCTCCAGTAGCCAGGTAATAGATGGCACGTTGTTCCGGAAGACTAAAGAACTTTCCTTTACTGTCTGTGAAGATGCTTGTAACCACATCCATGTGTTTGTTGAATGCTGCCGAGGACAGTCGGCGTGTATCTTCAAAGTCAGTGAAGTATTTCAGGAATTGCTGATCACCTGTTTTCTTGAAGGCGTTTGTAAGGAAGGCGGTAGTCTGTTTTGTGTAGGCACCTGCTGACTGGAGGGGACCTAGAGTATTACGGTATTGGGAGGGAGGAATTGCCACGGATGGAGTAATTACTTCGGGGTTGCGGGCAACTACTTCGGCGAACTCCACATCAATGTTCATCTCTCCAAGGGCCGCATCAACGCTGTTGTTCCGGATAATGTTTGGGTATGAGGTAATGGTTGGATTTTCTTTTGCCATTATAGTTTGCAGGTCTTCCATTGTTTTTCCGGTCCACACCTTCCCATTACCTTTTATGGTGAAACCATGCTTGTCAAAGGAGAGCTGAAGGTTTTTCTCGGAGGCCATTTTGTAGACGTTGTCGAAGTCGTCTATGTTTTCAAGGAAGAGACGGGCATCCCTGGCATTGTTGAATTTCTTTACGTAGCCGTAGGTATTAGATCGTACTTCGTAAGTATCGTTTATCCCTTTGAAGAGGGTATTTCCTTCCCGTGTGGTAAGCACTTCCAGTTGGCCAAGGTGCTTCATATCTTCAAACTGATCCAGATGTTTGAGAAGATCACTCTTGTTATTACTTATTACAAAGTCTTTCGTCACTTTAAAGTTTACACCTTCATCAAGGACGGCAAAGGATTGCGCATAATCCGACGGTATCTTTATTAATCCTTTACCTTCCTCGGTGAACGCATCAATCAGGTTTTTCTTTGAGTCGATGATCAGTTTGTTATTAGCAAGTATTTTCGTTCCATTTTCATTAGTAAGTACTTTGTAACCACCTACTTCAAGGGTAGCTTTCAAAGCGTCCGGTTGGAGGTCGCTTGCATAGAAGTAGCGAAAGGCAGTATCAATGTCGTCAAAGGAACGAGTAGTCCCTTTAAAGTCGATGACGTACTTGCCGCCATCGTTTGTTACTTTGCCGCCGATGTTTTCAAAGCTTTCAGTGAGGAGTTCACGCTGACCTATTTTCACTTCGGTGGTAACAGGTGTTGACTGTGGTCTGAAGGATAATTTAGCAGGGGTAGTGTCGGCATCAAGAGCTCTTGTGATGGAGGTGAGTACCTCATCTCTGAGAGATTTCTGGGTCAGGTTATGCGGAGCTGTTATGGTAAGGGTATCTCCCGTGAGTACTGCCTCTACTGTCTTGCCGGGCTTGACTACCGTTTTTATTTGCTTGCCAAGGGCATTGGCATAGTTGTCGGCAACTGCCTTAATGAGAGGTTCATTGTTGAGCCTTCCCATATTTCCCATATTCTCGACAATATTCTTTCCCTCTTCTGTCAACGATCCCGCTGGCAAAACACCTTTGACTGTCTGGGACAACGTGACGCTTTCATTCAGATTCAGTCCCTCTTTTACGGCCTCTTTCTTCAGTAGTTGTCCTGTTTCCAAATCAACACTATCGGATATCTGTTTCAGCTTACTTTGAAAGAGCGGCCTTACCGTGCCGTCTGCCAGCGCCACCGTATCGTAGCCCTTTGAAACCATTATCCTGTCGGCAATCGCTTCCTTATTCACAGGAACACCATCAACATTGAAACGATTCGCAATTGCCATCGCACTCATGTACTCGTCAGGCTTCGCTGCATTCTTTGACAGGTACACATACTTGCCCTCCGGGTTAGGTTTAATGTGAAAGGAGTCACCGGCGCTTTTAATGAGATCACCCCGGACAATATTCTGACCGGTTTCCTGTGCCGTGTTGGCAACCTGTTTCAGCTCTATTGGATGGATATATTTACGGCCTGCGGGAAGAATATACTCACTATTTTTCAAACCTTGCTTAAGGAGATCATCGTCTGCCAAGTTCTTCCCAAGTATTTTCGCACCATAAGCCATATCAATATCATTAACCAGGGAGCTGTACTGCTTTATCCACACGTGTTTATTTCCTGCCTGAGATAGAGCTTCAATTACTTCTTTAGGAGCGTTATCATACTGCTTTACTATAAAGTCGGTAAGCTCATCAAAGCTTTTCACCTGAATCACATCGTCAACAAGATGGCCCTTTGTTCGTATCCTGAAGCCGTCACCATCCGGAACAATTACCTTTCCGAGCCGATCGCCTGTAAGCCATGTATTCATTAAAGGGTTGCGGAATGCTTCTTCACCCATTCCCTCAAACTGCTGAACATATTCATTGTGTATACGAACATCATCAACCTGTGGAGCAACCTCCTCCAGCCATTTAAGCTGGGCAGCATTAGGCTCTGCCAACCCACCGACCACTTTCAGGAACTCATCATCAGTCTTAAATATGTGGGCCGGTTTGGCACCCCTAAAGTCAAATGTATTTTTAAGTATCTTCCCGCCTAGCTTTGCAAGCGGGGAAAGTATTGAGATTACTGTACTGAATGCATAGTCTCCGGCAGCATACGCTCCAAAGTTTTTAAGGTTGTCTATGAAGTTGCGTTGGAATATTGTGTTACCTTTCCCTTCAGCTACGTTTCCCAGCTCCTGCATCACAAGGCCGGTTGCTCCGTCAAGGGTTGCATCAGCAAGCCATGGGAGAAGCGTACCCTTAACCCAGTTGCCTGCCCAGCTACGGGCGTTTGCCGCAAGCATCTTGGCCCCTTCAGTTCCTGGACCCTGAATCACATTTGCTATCCCCTGGGCGGCCCTCTGTATCCACCGTGGAGCATTGAGAGCTTTTGCTGCTCCAGATACTGCACTGGCGGCAATATTACTTATCCCCTGGATGGCTGGGCGCATAGCAACAAACCCTGTGAACTCCCCGGTAATCGCACCGAAAGTTCCTACAGTACCCATCATAGAACTAAAGCCCGGGTCATCCTGTTGAAGAGTTTGATAATACTGAAGTATTTTAAGAGCATCATCGGAGTAGGCAATGTCCATATCTACACCGGGTGTAGTACTTACGCCTAAAGTGGTGTAGGCTTTCTTTGCTATTTTCCCTAAACCGGTATCATAGAATTCACGCATAAATGCTTGGTTCCCGGCAAAGCCGTTAAGGGAACGTTCCGCCATATCAATCTGTTCAGGGGTAGCATTAGGGTCTCGCCTAAGCTTCTGGAGGTATTCACCCTTGGCTACAAGCTCCTGATACCAAGGCTCCTCTTGATTGTTCAAGGCTGGTGGGATAATGGCAAGCTGGTTAAACACTCTCTGCTGTTGAACTCTATTTAAATTTATGAAGTTCTCATTTTTCTGTAGAACCTCAACAAGGAACTTTTGATAAACATTAAGCTGGCTAGTATATGGAAGAGCTCTGAACTGAGGATTACTATAAACCTTGTCCTTAATCTCCTGAATTGTATCCATATGTTATTCCTTTTTAATCTTCATCCTTTTCAACACTTTCAATAGCCGCTAATTCCTTCTCATCAAAAGCCATTGGATTTATTGCTCTGTACTCTGTTCCGGACCCTGTTCCAAGCCCTCCAAGATCAAGACTTGATCCATACCCAGTTGTTCCTCCAATACCATTTGCCTTGTCAGAAATATATTTAAGTAAACTTCCTATTCTTAAGGCATGAGCAAACGTATATTTTTCTGGAACAGCAATTGCCTCCTCGGATACACCACCTATATTAAGAAAGTACGCAGCCAGTTTGTGATAGTTGTCCATAATGTTTCTAAATGCTGGTATATCCTTTAAGTAATTAGCAAAGAGTTCCTTGGCCTTTTCACTGTTACCATCAGCCTTCGCAACAATGTCAGCCATATACATCGAATAAAGTTCATAGCTTTGATTAAGAACAGCCTTTGCACCGGCATTGTCAAAGACATCCTTTAAGTTTGCAACTTCGGCGTTCATTTTTTCGATTGCCGCCTGTTCATACAAGGACTTCCATCCATTCAAATCACACCTTGTCAGTACTTCATAGAGATCTGCTGTTGTATTCAGCACCTGGGTGTCCCACGTCTGCCCAGTCATCTGGTTCTTCAGCATTGTTTCCTGAGTGGCCGCGATATTTTTTTGTTCTGCACTCCTTCTCTCCGCAGCCAAAGCTAGTTCTGAGTCTACCTTTGCGGCGGCGAGACAGGCATCAGCATAGGACTCTACACTCTCCTGATTAGCGGTCATCCCGAATACCGTGAGCGGGCTATAAATACCGTTGTTAATATCTTCGAGGAATTTGCCGACCGCTTCATGTGCTCGTACTGTCACACTCGCATTGGTGAAGCCTTCTCCAATGTCCGCATTCGTTATTCCTTTCCTGAATTGGTAGAGTATTCTTTTCCCTGCTGAGTCTACTGTCTGGCTAAGGATATAGTTGTAGAGGGAGCTTTCCTGTGGGGTGGGGTTACCTGAAGCCACACCCTGAAAAGCGGATAGAGTGTTATTGGGAATATTCACTCCATAGTCATTCAGTGTTGCAAGTTCCTCAAAGCTTGGCATATCGCCGCTAAGAACACGTTCCGTAAGCTGATCCAGTGCTGCCGGTTCAAACCCTGCATTTTGCTCGATACTTTCAAGAGCCGTATTCACTTCAGGATTCACTGTTGGTTCAACACCTTTTTCAGGAACAGGCGCAAGAAAGGTAACCTCCCTATAGTAGGTTTTCTTTGGTACGTCAGGCATAATACCCATCTTGATTGCTTCTGCCTGATACGTGCTAAGGTCAATCTTAAAGGACATCGTACTGGGAACCTGGACATCTTTGATGTCTACATCAGGATTAAGAATAAACTTTCCTGCATCATAGGCCCCTTGAGATATCTGTCCGGCATCAAGCAGAGGCTTAAGTATCTCCTGCCTTTTCGCCATATCAAACCGTTCAAGCTGGGTACTCATCTGATCCTTTACCTGCTGGTATACTGCGTCTATTATTTCCCCTTGAAGTTCCTTTACTCCGGGCTTGTCTCCAGGGATTCTCAGTATTTGCGCCTCATAAAGCTTATCGTAGACATCGTTTATAGTTGGAGGCACCTGAACCGGCACCGTTTCCTGAAGTGTACCATCAACGATATCTCTCACAGTTTGAGGAATAGTCTCAATCTTTTTATACGCAGCATCAATTTGTCCTTGGATAATATTCTCACCTGTTTGGGATGACTGCCAACCAGGAATTAGTGAACCAGTCTTTTGAAGCTTTTGTTGAGCTTCGGTTATGCTTGTTTTCAACAAATCATACGATCTTACTTGCTGTAATACATCGATAAGTTGCTCTCTGGGAAAATGCGCTGCAAGGTAGTCAATGGCTCCCTGCCTCTTGGGATCGTTTAAATCATAGGTACTGTTGTACCATGAGTGTGCAGCATTAACAATATCCTGTGATAAGGAAGGATCAATTGTCTCCACTTGTTCCTCTGATACCATACCAACTGCGGGAACTGTATAAGATACTCCAGCATACTCTTCATATGGTTCAAGGTGTGTTCTCTCTTCCATAACAGGAGGTTCTTCTGAAGGGGTAGGCTCTAGTGGTTGGGCAAGGGAAGTATCTTCAATGGTAGGTTCGTTGGCAGTGGTATCTTCCAAATCTGGAGGGGGGATCTCACCACCCACAAACTTCTTGGCTGTTGAAAGAGGCTCACCCATTCCTCTGTCTCGTCTTTCCTCCGGATTAGGAGAAGTAAGGAGAGAAGTTAAGCTTATAATACCTTTCTCCGGATCAGTAGTGCCCGAAGGATAGCCTTCTATCCCGCCGGAAGCATAAATATTATCCGCTAAGGCAGCAACACCCTGTGGAGTAAACATCCCGTTCTTCACAGAATCAACCCAATACTTTATAGTCTTATCATCTGCGCCATATGCAATAAGCAACCCCTTTAAAACATTTTCCCCTTCAGGTGTATTCATGTAGGCAGTAGGATCATTTCCAAACTTTGCAATCCCGGCATTCAATGCATCCTTAATAGTCCCAATTTCATTCAGCTTAAGTTCGTGTGCTTGTCGGTCCTCCTGTAAAGCGGCGTTTGCTGCAATAGTTTTGTTTAGAGTAGTATAATTATATGTTAAGTTTGCTTCAAACTGGCGCTTTTGTTCCTCTGCTTCCTTTTGCCGCTGTTTCAGGTTTACAAGGTTTTGGATTGAGCCTAACAAGTTCTGCTGACTCTGTTGATTTCTTTGAAGCTGTTGACCCCTCCTATCAATAAATTGTGGATTCCTTCCTATAGGCATATTCTACTCCTTACAATAAACCAAGTAACCTTATTACAATACTGGCAATGTCTTCTATCCCACCAAGCGCCGCTTCCCCCCCAGCCGGGTTTGTCACCATATCCGGGGCGACATACTCCGGTGTGCCAAAGCCAAGCTGCATTCCAAGGAGAGTGAGAGCCTGATCAACCTGCGCTTGTGTAAGTCCAAGGTTAGCCAAAAACGCTTGCAAGTCCTGTTCCGCACCAAATTGTCCAGCAGTTAAAGCGTTGGCCGCATTAGACTGTGCAAGCTGAGCTGCTAACGCTTGCGCATCCATTCCCCACTGACCTGTTTGTTGTGCAGCTTGCTGCTGCAATAAGGCATTCTGTAGGGTTGTTTGCTGTTGGTTCGCAGTGTTCTGCTGGTTAGCTTGTTGCTGTAAACCTGCACCATACTGCATACCCTCTGCCGCCTGACCCATACCCTGACCCCACAAATTACCTGTAAGATTTATCTGTTGCTGTCCTAACAAATTAGCGACATCGGCAAAAGGTTGTGCCCCTTGAAAGGCAGCCTCATTTAGAGAGGCAGTTGAATATAAACTTCCCAAATCTCCGAACCTGTCCATAACACTGTTAATCGCTTGGTTACTTAGAGTGTTTGCTCTCTCGGTAAGGCTTTGTTGCAGCGCGCTTTGCTGCCCAGACACAAGATTTGCAAGAGGTCCTGACATCTGGTTCATAAACAAGTTGAAGAATGCAGCCGGATCAAAGTCGGCAGCATCCATTGCGGCAGCTGTAGCAGCAGACGGAGCTAGTGTGTAGGGGTTTATATTTAGGTTTGTATAATAGTTCGGGTTGTTAGGATCAAAGTTATTTACATACTGTTCAAAAGCTCCATAATAATCGTCAAGGTTAAAGCCTTCAAGAGCTGCTATTGCATCCTCTGTGTAGGGATTAACATTCGTGTACGCCTCGGCAAAGGCATTAGGGTCCATATTAAACCCTGTGGCAGGATTCCATAAACTTTCCCACCATGTCTGATAAATAGGGTTACCTTGTTCATCATACAGCCCTGTATCCACTCCTTTCCAGACATTCGTTCCTAATTCTCCATCGTATACCCAAGCCATAACACCCTCCTATCCTGACTGCTTCTCAACAGTTTCTTTCCCTTTCCCTGAGATAGTAAGTACTATCTCTTCTATAGTAAACGTATCAAAGTTTACGCTGTTATTATAAATGCGAAAGCGGGCTTGCCCACCTAACAACCTAAAGAAGACAACTGCTTCACTCTCATTTTCCTCTATCGTAAAACTTCCCAAATCCTTCCATGTTGTTCCACGATCTACAGACCCTTGAAGAAACAGTACAAGGTTTTCACTACTGTAACTGTTCGTGTAAGGTTCCCGCAACTTCAGGGTCATCTTATAAAACCCTTTATACATGTTTGGTTGGTCGAAATCCATATCGCCTGTATCAAGTGACACACTAATGGTAGAGCCGTCGTCGGTGACTACAGTATCCCTGAAAGTACTAAGTCTTCCCGCCAAACCATGCCATAATGCAATACTCTGTGGGCCACTACTAAGCTCATCATAGGTACCCACAAGATCATCATAAGTGCCCTCAAGCTCATCATACTGAGTAATGTCGACAAGACTTTTTGTACCAAGAAAGTCTAGAGTAACCTGGTGTTTACTCCATGACTGTGTAAAATAGTTATAAACAAACAGACAACTTAAACTTGCAGCACTTCCACTTCCAGGCAAACCAAATACAATACTATCGTTCAAAGGGTCAACGGAGACGTAAGACCTCCAAAGACTGTCCCTGATCTCCAAGCGGTCAACGAAATCGAACACTGCATTTCCTACAGGGGTAAGTGGTTGCTGACTGGAAAAGTTTAGGTAATAGAAATTATCCTGTCCAATAAAAAAGTGTCCATCTGTCCATGGAATAACTGCCCTCTGCCCAACCAAACCAATCCCCCCGGTATCAAGCCTGGTAAAAGCATAAGGAAGATCACTTTGCATATTCGTGGGTTGACCGTACCATATACTGTTCTCAAAGTAAGCAATCAGCAGACTACCTAGAGGGATGAGCCGCAACAATTCATCACTGGTATAAGGTAAGTCAAGGTAGTGATTATCATCGGTAAGAGTTTCACTTGCTCTATTACCCCAACGGAACCGTTGCTTATGATACGTGCCATCCGTGACATTTATAGTATTCCCTAAAATAAGTCTATCATTAAAGTAGGTAAGACACCGTGCTTTGAATAGTCCGGAATCAACCACGGTAAAAGTAGTACCATCCCACTTTACAACCGGCTTATCATGATCTGTGTAATAAAGAAGGTCTGCCCTTGTTGCCCAATCAAGCAAGTCTTGTCCAACAAACTTGAATGCTCTCACAATTTTGTAGTCGGTACTTGCACCATAAGTACCCGCAGGTGTAGAAGCCAACTCCAAGTGGGTATCATCTGTTACACTAGCTATAAGTATTTCTTCAGGACCATCCCCACTTCCATTAGCATCAAGCACAAACAGGTCTCCTGCCTGAACGTAGGAAGCAGCAGTATCCCAAAGTGTACCTGACCCGGTAACTGTTCTACCACTTGAAGAGCAAGTCCCGGTAGCATACGTCCATTCCTTCCTGACATAGCCAGCAGCCGTAACTGCATAAATAAACTTCTTATCAAAAATTATTGTAGTTTTATTCCCTGTAGTATCCCAAAAGGTTTCAATTCCCTGAATAGGAGGATAGTCTACCGCATCAAGGTCCCGGTAGATGTAGATACACCCTCTCTTCTTCAATCCTGTTTTGGTAACATAAATATTATTGATATCGCTAAAAGCACCAAGAGGTACCAAGTTTTCTGGAACATCTTTCCTGATCCCCTGAATTAGCGGTCTGATAGGAATATCAATAGTATTGGCCATTTACCCCTCCGGGTTGCTTTTCTCCAGTACCCCGACACCAAGTAGCAACGTTCCAGTACTCAGCACTGGTATTGCTTCCGTGCCCCCTTTGACAAATGCTATCACAATTCCGGCCAAAATGCAAATGAAACCACAAATCCTTTTTGAACTGATCTTCCCATTCTTATCCTTAAACATATTCTCACCTCTTAAAAACAGCAATAAGTAATCCAGTCAAGGCAATAAGGGAAGAAATAGTAATACCGATAGCCCACTTACTAGTACTCCCCCTCTTGTCATGGTTCTTCTTATGCTCAATTATGTCCTTTTCAATCTCTTCAATCTTCCCTCCAAACCGTTCACCCTGCTGCATAATCTGGCTCTTCACATTCTCGATCTTGGCATCCTGACTAAAGAACCGATCAACCACCTTCCTGTTCGTCTCATACAGCTCAGTTATATCATTGGTATGCCTATCCTGAGTCTTCTCAATAGGAGCCAACCGTGTATTAAAAAGCTTCTCCTGATCGGCAAACTTCCCGGAAATAAACTCAAGCAACTCCCGTTTAAAGTCAGCCATCAACGAAGTAAAAAACTCCTTCTCAGCCATCAACATACCCCACTACGCCCATCCACCGCTCCTTGCTGTTTCTGTCCAATACGTCCCAGCAAAGTCCAATAATATCCCCCCAACATCAGTCGACAAAGTTATACTACCACCAGTTAGTTGCATCTGCTGGTTACTTCCGCTGGAAGCAGTTAGATTTAAATCGTTGGAGGAGGAACTCTTAACAATGGATAATCTCTGCCCGGTTACCCCACCGGTAAAGTCATTGATTGTAATATCACCCCCAACAGTATTGCAGTAGATTGTAGCAGTGTTAGCAACATCCAACGCATTATAAGTTCCTGTAGTAAGTATCATTCTACCACCGCTTCCAATGGCGACAGCTCCGCCGAAATCAGCACGGCCCACACTTCTTAAAGTAAGTAGATCATTTGGTGCTGATATTTCTACATGTAATGGTGACAAGTTGTTAGTTATATTCTGAAACCACAAATCACCATCCGCTGAGGATACATACATTCTCCAATTGAGTATTGTATTTTTTAAATCAAGCTGTGCTTCGCCTCCATTTGATTCAATTAATGCCTGTACAGTTCCACTATTGTTGTATACGTCCAGTTTCTGTGTAGGACTTCTCCCAATTCCAACGTTTCCATCAGAAGTTAAACCATCAACGTTCGTAGTACCATCTACATCGAGGTTACCATTGAAGTCAGCATTACCAGTAAGTTCCAACGTGCTATGAAAAGCGGCTGCTCCAAACACGTCAAGTACTCCATCTATATCAGTATTATTAAGGTTAGCCACACCCTCAACATCCAGTTCTCCGTTCAGGTCAACATTCTCGGTAACCTCCAATGTAGTATTAAAGGTTACCGCTCCATCCACATCAAGAGTACCGGTAATACTCACATCTCCAGTGGCCACAAAATTCCCACCAAGAGTCAAGTTCCACGAATCATCTAAGGTAAGTGTCCTTGGATCATTATCCAGACCATTTGCAGTAAATGCATCAAAAGGAAATAAATTAGTATCAATATTGAGAGTTCTCTCAGCCCCCGGCCTTCTCCGCGGACTTAACGGATTGCTTTGGTTAGTTGTAGAATTCATCACTTACACCGTATACCATATTGTAATTACAACCAAGGCGTTATTATATGTTGCCGTATCATAACCGCCACCAGTCTCTCGCGTTAATGTAATAACAGTATTACCTACATCATATATACCAGCTCCGTCTACTGTTCCACCCCAGGCTAGCGATGGCAAGAAATGCTTTGATGAACCAGCAGCTGTTTGAATAGAGGCACTCACAGACATAATCTTGTCAAGATCACCGACCCCATGAGCCAAGTAAAAATACTGATCAGTATCCATATCCCAGTTATCGGTAAACGCTTCTATTCTAAATGAATGACCTCCACCTTGATCTTCTATCCTGTCAGCAGTGGTTGCATTAGTCGCTGAAGTAGCTGAAGTTGCAGTATCAGCATTTCCTGTTACATCGCCTGTTAAAGCTCCAGCGAAGCCTGTAGCAGTAAGTATCCCCGTACTGGAATCAAACATTAAGTTTGTCCCAGTCTTAGGGCCAAGACTACCGGTAGCAGCAGTGACAAATACAGGATAACAAGTAGTATCGGAAGACTCCTCGGCCACTGTTATTGCAGCAGTAGTTGATACGGCAGAAGCAGTAAACCCTCCACTTTTATAATGATAGATAATACCTGTGTCGCTGTCTATCCAAACCCTTCCATAGTCCTCACTCCCTAAAGCATCCCCGCCAGGTGTAAGCGTGGGAGCATCAGCCTGATAGTATGCCTTGGCACTCCCAGCTAAATGCTTCCCCTGATTAGTAACATCAGTAACAGCAAAATCATGCTCCTGTGCAACAATTTCCCGTATAGCAGTCCTCGTAGTATTAATATCATCATCAGCATTCGCAGCGTTATCAGTACCTACAGGTGCGCCATCAAACCCCGCATTCCAATCATCTGTAAAAGTAGCCACTCAAAACCTCCTTAATACCCAGCATACATACAACTGTCAATACGATCCTGCATTACATCGTCATCAACCAACAACGTAGTAAGCAAGTTAACCATCCCTCTATATATATACGCAGCATCCTCAAAGTTGTGCATCTTCTGAGCAATCTGATAGTTACAAAAGGCAAGCATTGCCTCGTGGAACGCTTCCGGAATGACAGGACTCTCTTCCCCGCTAGTAAGTGGACTCGGCAATGTATAGTACTCAACCCTATACCAACGGGCCTCATTCACGGGATAATTAAACAGTAACCTGTTCTGATCAAATACCCACTCGGTAGGTATCTGTCCATCCTCAAGGTTCCCGGTATAGCTATCAATCCTTCCGCCGTACCCCAATTCCTCTTTACTATACATATCAAGAACTTTCATAAGTCCAAACACACGCTCACCTTCAGTAATCCCCAGATCGCTCAGTGAATAAAAGTTTTTACACAAAGTATAAGAAGTAGTTGTATCCGGCAAGGTATCCCAGTCCTTGTTAACAGTAGCAATTAGAGTATCTCCAGCGTAGTCCATAACAATACGAGACTGCCCCTTTCCAGTTCCATCATATAAATAAATCGTATACCCGTTATAATAATCATCAACCTGTGAGGACCCATCTCCCAGCGTAATTGCAGCAGGACCATGTCCTATATCAAGAGAAGTTCCCTCAACCAGCACAGTCTGAAAACTTACCTGCCCATGCAATTCCTCAAACCGCAACCGCCTCCCGCTCTGAACCTTATACGAGCAAACATAGTCATATGCCCTGTTCAAAAGAGCAAGACATCTGATAGCTCCTGCTGAAGCGATATCAAATGTTCCCCCCGTGTAGGGATCATATTCAAGGGCTTCAGTAGATTGCTCATACATCTGGATAATCATTTCCTGTACAGTCATCTGCGCCTCCTGGCAACTCTGTCTGCAATAATATCTCTAATATCCTCATAACATCTATTATGTCGACAATATCTCTTTCCTTCAAAAACTTCAAACTCACTCTCCGGAAAGAAGAACCCACAGACACCACAAGGATACCAAGGCAACCCGGTAACCATCCCTTTCTTCACCCCAATCGTAGCAGGAGTAGTTACCGGAACATCAGTATCAGTACCTAATACACCCATCAGACTTGCCACCTTCTGCTACGTACCACAACAATTACCCCGCTATCCAGCGTATCAACCTTAAGATCAACCACGGTGAATGGTGTAGCTGGTGTTAACTCCTTTGAGTCGTCCTTCACAACAGCAACATGTGAAAACACAACGACCCCACCAACCTCACTTAAAATACAGGCATGATCTTTCTTAATCCCTGGGCCGCACCATTGGATACTGGAGATATCAACTTTTCCCGGAATAACATCTCCAACTTCAGTCATATTAAAAATATCGTCATCATACAAAACAGCCATTTGTACCTCCTATTCATGATAAATATGAACGGTACCATGGTCAGAGGTCATCGTAGCAATAATAATCCCGGAAGCCATAAGAGGTTTCACAAAATCTGAATCCTTATCATCATCCGCCGCTATCGCATCATATTGAAATAAAACTCCACCAGCAGTGTTCGTAATCTGCAATACATCCCCATCTGCAATATCCGTTCCAAACCATCGTATCTTAAATATTTTAAGCTTATCCGTCACTGCATCTGCTGCAGCAGTACAGTGAATAACATTATCCGCTCTCGTCACGGCCATAAGTATCTCCTTATACAAAAAAAGGGGACCGAAGTCCCCCTCCACCTTAACTTGCATCCTCCACGGCGATCCCACTGGAACCCTCCGTTGGTGCCGCACCGTCAACCCAGATACCCTTGTCAGCAGCACAAAGGTCAGTACAGTTTACTGCACTACAATTTTTAAGGAACACAAGCCCCTCAGTCTGTTTTGCACCAAAGTCAACTGCATTCGCAGGCACCCCTGAAGCCAGTTCCGTATTAAAGAACGTACAATCTTTCATCATGAACATCCTTTCCACATCGGTAGCATTGGCCCCATAAACAAACACCTTGTCAGTATCATCAGCCTTAGCCCAGAACAGACAGTTTTCAAAATAATTATCGCGACATTTCTTTCCGGACAAGGTAGCAGACACCAAAACATTGGCCCTTATATTACCAGTCTCATTAGCAGTAGAACCAAAAGTGCAGTCATAGAAACTGGCACTATCACCATTATCAAGTAGCTCTGAAGCACCAGCATCATCGAGGTCAGTACTCTTGTAAAACTCACACCGCACGTAAGTAGAATACTCACCACCTTCAGCCACACTATACAGACCTTGTGCAACAGTATTGGCATTCATAAACTTAATACCAATAAAAGTATTCCTCACGCCTGTATTCTTAAAAGTAGCAATATTGGTAGCCCCGGATGACAATGTACAGCTTACCTTAGCAGCCGCCCCAAAGTGACCAGCGCCTCCAACACCAATGACAGTAACCCTACTCTTCGTAAAGTCAACCATAGCAGTCTCAACAACAGTACTATACCCGTTAATATAAATAATGCTGTTTGCATTAGTAGTAACAAGTGTATGTGCCTGACTTAGAGTCTTCACCGCAGTGTTCCAGGTTTTCCCTGAGTTGCTGTCACTTCCAGTAGCATAGTCTACAAACAGCACTTCACCATTAGGACCAGGAATAAAACCAGCACCCGTAAGCGGAGCGCCATAACTAGCTATCCCATTCTTATAATTAGTCACAGTTTATATCCCCCTTAATCCTTCTTCTTATCTTTAGCAGCCAAAGCTTTTTTCAACTCTTCAACTGCCTTCTCAAGGACTTCAATCCTTCCTTCCAAATTCTTTTCAGTCACTCCCATTCTCCTTTCCTACGCACCACTGGAGCCGTAAGAGCCTCTCCAGTTAAAGTGTGTACTTGCAATCCTCATGTACGCCTTATACATCGTGTTACCGGTACTTGGATCATCCCACTTGGTGTATTCCGGTTTCACTCTCCAAATCCACCGCAAATCGGAAATGCTGGTATTAAACAGTCCCCATGCAGTACTGGAAGTAATATAAGGAACAATCAAATACTTCAGCCCCGGCAGGATACTCTTTACAACATTAAGAGTATTCTCGGCGGTTTCCGGTTCAAGTTTCTGACCGGCACCAAGAGCAGTCTCAAATGCCCATTCCAAAGCAGTCCCGCCAACCAGTAAATTGGGCTCCAGGTACATCTCATGACCCTTTTCATCCTTCAGGTTTCTGAACGCAGTAATAGCGGTCTGAAGGGCAGCCAGACTAAACGCCGTAGCAACCTGATTATCCTGAACGGCAGCACCATTATCAATATAAGCATGAGAATCATTGAATAAGCTCAGACCATCCATGCCTAACTGTGGTGAATCACTGGCACTAAACCCGGAATTGAACTGGTCCCAGAACAAATACTCACAAGACAGTGAAGTACTCTTTGCCTGTTCCTTCGGTATCTTCATAATCATACTGACCTGATCATCGTCCTTCATCACTCTGGTAACCTGAGCAGTATGAGTGTATTGGTAAAACTTCTGAGTTTTACTATTACCCTGAGTCATGCTATCAATAGTCCCGGAACCGCCTTCAGGGGTGCTCTCCATAGTACCAAAGGTAGCCAAATCAGACTCAATCAAATAGTTTCCGTCTCCTTTCTCAACTTTTGCAAGTTCGGTGTAGAGAGTAGGCCACATTGTGTAATCATTCATGTAAATCTTTTTTATACGGGAATCAAAATTGTTACTAAAACCCGCAGTATTCATAACTCCAGCCATTGCCTACCTCCTAAACATTGTAACAGGTGTCAACGAAATGACCATACACTTCGTCACCTATTGCCAGAGTGACTCCCTTGTTATCGGGACGTTTTTCAACGATCCCTTCACAATAGAAATCATCATTACTTGAAGATGCTGGATCAACAACAAAAGCCCCCGTAGTAGCCACTGAAATATCCAGCAGTTCACTCACATCCGTCAGAGCCGGAGCAGTTGTTCCTGTTGCAACCTTAAACGTTTCGTCCGCCCGCCAAATCTCCATTGGCTGTCCCGCATCACCACTCGCAATTGCACATGCGGAAACACCGTCACACTGACCGGCACTTGCCATAAGCGCATAATACCCGTCACTGTCAACAGTGAGCGGATCACCTACAGCAATGGCGGTTGTAGCGGGAGCTTTTCCCTTAAAGGTAGTTACTGCACCCCCAAACCCATCTTTTCTATATGGATAAAATCCTGCCATATAAAAAACCTCCTTAAACTTTAGGGGTACAACTTACCCCGATTTATTCGTCAGGTATCTCGGAGTATGCACCCCTGCTTCCCAACGTCATCTGAGATGGATCATTATCCTTACGGATTTCCATCTCCTGATTTTTACTCTTTACAACCCCACGTATCCTCTTCTTACTCAACTCACTCATCTTCCGCATACTGGCCTTGTACTTCTCAATCGGGCATCTGACATGATACATATGCTCATCAATCTTCATCCGCTCATTCCTGTTATTTACCACCTCTTTATCCGGAACTCTTTCGTACCCTTGAGCAAGAGCAGCCTCCATCTGATACTCATTCAGTATCGCATGGTGGTACTTGTGATCATCCTTCGGAGATTTCATCAGTCCATAAATAGGTCCGGCCTCACCGAAGCTGATCAACCCGTAATTGGGGTCCTCTTCCCTTCTCTGTTCTGTTCTGAGCGTGGCCTCATAATCCCGCTTTGCCACACCATACGCAATGATACTGTGCGCTGTAAGCTTGTTCTTTACAGTCTCAATAGGAAGTTCCACGAACACATTAGGCGGGAAAATAAGCTCCACTATCTCGTATCTCTCTAATAAGTCTAGCACGGTTTCAGTAGTATCGTCAACATTTATCGTAATTTCCACAATTTTCGGCGTATCCGTTACCATGCCTTCGCCCAAATTAGCTCCATTTATCGCTTTAATAGTCTTAGCCATTCGTGTTCTCCTTCAAAATCCTGTAAAACTCGTTCGGGTCAACGCCCTTCTTCTCGGCCAACCTCATCACATTAGGCGGCGGTTTCACCACATACTTCTTCTTCACCCCACTATCACCACTCATTGCAGCACTCCTGACTCCCCCACCACTTACAAAAGTAGTATTAGCAACAGTCCTCTGCTCTTCCCCAACAGGGGCCTGACTCTTTGCTATAAGATCAGCAACCTTCTTCTCCACAATCTCATCGATATGAGAAATTTTTACCCTGTCAAGCACCTGTTGCAAACTGTTTGGGTCCATCTTCTGCGCGGCAGGCAACCTTGAAATCTCCGCATCGATCTCCTTCCCATACTCCTTAAACAACTCGGCAGTCTCAGGGTCCCTTGATAACATCTCCTTTTTCAACTGAAAGTTCTGTTCAAAAACCTTTCCCACAACCGGACCCAAATACCTCTTATCATACTCCTGCCGGGCCTTCAATGGATTCTCAAAAGCAAGCTTATCGTATCGCTTCTGAAACTCCTCATCAGTCTCCCGTGGACCTTGCTGAACAGGAGGTCCCTTCACACCGCTGGCAGCAATCCGGTCTCCCAGATTGGCAAGCAACTCATTCTGCCTTTCCCCCTGCTTCCTCAAAACCTCATCAACATCAATCTTCGAGCTTTCCTCCTCAGGTTCCTTTGGTATCTGGTCCTCGGAATCGACATAGACAATTTCTTCTTCCTGTACCGGCTCCACACTAATAGGAGGATCAACCCCCGCATCCGGAGCCATAAAAATCCTGTCAAAGAACATGGGTCACCTCCGTAACTAAAGTAGTATCCCCTACCGTTATAGTATTAGGAAAGGGTTCCCAAGGTTTGTTGGTTGGATACTCAACACAGGTCCCACTGCTAATCCACCAAGGGTATATCCAAGTAGTATTTCCCTTTCCAAACAATTCATTCAATGAATCAAATAATTCCTTTGCTTCATCCTTATCCAAAGTAATTTCCTTTACCTTCCCATCAACCTTCGTTTTAAGTTTAAACTTAATTTCCACTTTCATCCTTTACCTCCTCAACCTTAAGAACTTCACCAAGCCAATTCTTCAAATAAGAAAAATACATAATAACGCCCTGTGCCCGATACATATCAACGACATCCTTCGTAACACTTAGCGTAGCCTGAAATTCATTCAGTCTTTTCTCCATAACTGTCCTGAAGACAGGCCACCCGCTAGAGTTGAGCATTTCCTCCACTTGATGCTTGCGCTTGAGCTTCTCTTCTGTTTCCTGCTGCAAGAGCCGCTTCTGCTCCGCCTCCTGCTGCGCCACCAATTCCCGGTCTTCCTGAAACTGGTCCTGTATCATTTTGCCTGCCATTTATAAAACCTCCTTGAGTTTCTTTCCCCAACTTTTGCATAAGCTGTTTTATCAACTGTTCAGCTTTCATTTGCTTTTCTTTCTCCGTGATTACGTCAATGGGGAGAACATAATCATCCGTATTATCAATATTTATCAACTCCAGAATTTCACTAATAATTCTGGTCGAAGACTCCATATCCTTCAGAAGTATCTGCTTGGCCAAGTCCGGAACAGGTATTTGTGGATTGTCAAGCATCATTGCCTTCTGAAAAAACCTGTCCGAATACTGAGCAACCAACTGAGTAAGCATCATCAGATTATTCCTCTGTACATCCCTGGTCTCCTCAATATTTCTCGTTCGTACCGTAAACTGAAACTTAAGCGGAATATCCTGAATAGGAATATTCAATACCGCCTCAAGCACATTCAAATCATCCTCACTTAACCTTTGAAGCTTTCTCTCCTTATCCATTACGTCCTGCCTATGATGAATATTCTGATACATCATAATAAGACCCATCTCCCTGTAAAAGTCCCTGCTATTATCCACAACCGCAGCAAACATTCCTTTTCCTTGCTGCAACCTCAGCATCTGACCCTGAGCAGTATCCCTACTCTTCAACGTAGAATCGGCAAACCCCTGCATAATCTCGCTCACCCCGGTAGCCTTCTGTGCATAACTGGTCGCCAGGTTCTCCTCAACAATAGAACCAAACTGCATTCTCCCCATTTCAATAGGAGAAATATCACCAATCTCATCTACCATGAAAACCTTCCCGGGGTACACCTGTTCATTCGGCTTAATCCCAGCTCCACGTCTTGCCTGCATAGCGGCATTATTCGCAAATTTGTTATTATCAATCCTCTGATTATGTGTTGCATCGGTCTCGTCCTGCATATGATCCGCCATCTGACAAATACCCATTCCCGGCAACTGATAAGGAACAAACCCATACTTCGCAGTTCCGCAAGGTCTCCTCCCAATCCTGTTAAAATCCTCCCTCAGCACGGTCCCACTCGCCAAATGAATACTCACCACAATATCTTCAGGCTTCCCATCACCATCCACATCCCAAAAAGAATAAACCTCAGCAACACTATACAACCCATCTGCATCTTCAAAACTAATCCCCAGATCCCTGGAAACCTGCTTCCTCCCCTCCATGTTTGCATCCTGATCACCGCTACCATCCCCAATGATTTCCAATGCTTCCCCATTAAAAATCCCGCTGGCGGCAAGCATCTCCAGATCATGTTTATAAAAGTGATCGGTAAAGGAAACCCACGGACTATCCTGAAAGTTCATTGCCCCTGCGGGAAACAGCACGTCCTCTTCCGGATAAGTAATCAAATCTAACCCATCATGTGAAGTAACTGTAGTAGGCATATCAAGACCGCCCTCACTCTGCCCCATGAACTTCCATTCTTTCGTCACATACGGATACTTTACATGGCAAGTTCCCAGTGAACACATATCATAATGAATAGTATTATTCTTGCTGTGCGCATCCACATCGGTCGGTGAAGTCCAAATTAAATTAAACCACTTCGTTAACACCTCTGCCTTCTTAATAAGCTCATCATCCTTATAATAACTCTTAATCATCCAGAACTCATTCAAGGCAAAGGTATTATAAAGCTCCCCATAAATGGTATTTACAAGCCACATCGTGAGCGGCGTAACCACATTACTAGCATTAGGGATAGGCTTATTCTTTATTGCCACCTCTGGTATCCCGGCCCTGACCCTCCGCCACTTCTTCAGCTTCCGAAACCTCCCCTCCAGATTACTCCGAGCCTTATCCATCTCACCCATAATATAAGTAACAAACTTTTTCCGTGCATCCTCCGCACTCAGAACAACCTCTCCATTCTCTTCAATATCTCTAAAAACCATCATTAACCTCCTCAATACCCTGTAACATTTTCATATTCAGGCTGGACCCTGTCCAGGTAATCCAGCATATCATCTTCTTCTTCTTCAGGACTCATTGCAATAGACAACTCAGCAAGTGCCTTCTGCAACGCGTCCAACACATCCATCTTGTACTTTGCCATAGGGAAAGAGTTTAACTCCTCCCTCAGCGTTAATCCTGCCCGCTGTGTAGCATACAAACTTCCCTTTGCAATATAACTCCCCACCGTACTCCTGATCCTTGCAACCTTGTCCCCGCTGGCATTCATAGCCCGAACACTTACATGAATCCCCCTCTTATTCCTCTCATCCTTGATTAAATCCTCCAGCATCTTCTGTTGTGCACCACTCTCCACAATAAGATACATTACATGCCCTTTATAATTTTCTACGGTCTCAAAAATGAAGTCATAAATCTTTGTAATCTTATAGTACCCTGCAAAAATATCCAACACGAAACACCTGTTCTTCCAATCCTTCGCCACCACAACCAAGGCAGTCCGACAAGTCCTCGCACTTACTCCCTTATACGTAAATGCCGGGTCAAGAGCCATACAAATATTCACATTACTCAGGGGAATCTCCTCCCTCCCATCCGGAGTAAACGCCAATATGTAAGGACGTTTTGCCCACACCAAACTACACCCGTAAATCTCCGCACCAAAGAACTCAACCAACCCACTCTCCTGTGGTGAATTAAAATACAGGGCCATTGTAGTAGCTGGGTCTTCCCTCAGCATCTTCTCAATAACTTCAACCGGAAATTCCTCCGGAAAAATACTTTTCCCGTCCTCAATAACCTTCCGATAGTAAATCGCCCACTTATTTCCCGGCTCCAACTTAATATCTACATCCTGATACCCCAAAAGTACCCGGCAATTATTCCAAATCCCGTCATACAAGTCATCAATCGCATATCTTGTACCCCAAACCAGCACCCGGTCCCTCGTAATACTGGTAAGCAACGGCTTTTCACAATATTTAAACCAGTTTATCTTATTTTCCATCTCAATAGTAGCCAAATTCTCCGAGTTAAGGTCTTGCTCATCAATCAAATCGTCCATCAACAGCAAATTATGGTGGTCCCCGGCACTCGCACCCCCCGTAGACCCCACCTTTACAGTTGGTTCCGGGTAACTTTTCACCCTCGCCGGTGTAGTAAACCCTCCAACACTCTTCTTAATCACATGTTCCGGAAACAAATAGGCAAAAAACTCATTACTATCAAAAGTTCTCCTAGCAACATCACGAAAACTCTCCGCCTTATCTACCCTTGAAGACGTAATTCTCACTCTAATATCCGGATTTCTCACAATCTCAAACGGCAACGACCCATGCGTCCATATCGTACTCTTATACGCCCCTCTATTTATAAACCCTGCACCCCTGGCTCCCACGCCCATACAGCGAGGACTCTGTCGAAAGTTCGCCATATCCAAATGCAAATCATCATTCACCTTATCATAGGGCCCAGACACCGAACAAACAAACTTTATATTAAACCAAAGATTAACCATACTGAACTGCCGAATCAATTCTCTCGCCTCCGCATTAGGATTAAAGTTTGGAGAAGTAACCTCCCCCAGAACCTGCGAAATAACTTTACGAGCAATCCTCTTATCCTTAAAGAAAGGCGCATTCGGATGAGGCAGTATCTCTAACTTATCAGCTAGTGTCATACGAAGAGTCTTCCCGACATATCGGGCCGTAAAAAGAGAGGGCCACATCGGCCGTAAAGGAAAATCTCATGTTGATACGGGAGCCCGACTGAAATTGAAAACGGAACGGTGAGTGAAGAAAGAGCCTCGCTTCGCTCGGCAGCGGCGCTGTGAAATCTAAATGATACGTGAAAGCCATCTCCCATCAACAACTCCTTGGTAACCAGACTTCGTTGCCGCAGGCAACACATTCCCAACAGTGTAGAGGCGGGAGGGATGGCTTCATGAAGTTTGTCTTCGCCCGGACCAACCTCTTGCCACACTTCTCACAGCGAGGTGCTTTCCTCTTTTTGCCAATGTAGATTAGCATAGCTTCTCCCAGTTAGTATAATCTCTCCACCTCTGTGCTATGATACAATCCCTTATAGTCACTTTAGTCTATCCTTATAAAAGTTGTACCCACAGAGGATTTTTGTAAGGATATACTGAGTGTAGTACGCCCGGACCTCGGTATCCGTGATATGACCACGATTGCTAAAAAGCTTGTCGACGCAGTGCACTACTTCATGAGTTATCAGCCCAACCTTTGCCTGCCAGTCGTGTTCTATGAACTCCTTGTCCTTTATAATTATTATGAGGTATAAGGGGGTGTCTGTAGCAGTATAGTAGGCATGGAAAGCGTTGGCGTCTATCCGAGTATTTACATAAGGAAATACTTTACGTATTGCCTGGAGGGTGGGAAAGAAGTACACCTCCAAAGTTTCACCGAAGGGTATAAGAGGTATTGTGATGTGCTTCTGCTTTTTTGTCATTTTGCCAAGTTTGCCTCGACCATGCGGAGAAGTTCCTCGTAGGCTTCCTTGTCCATTGTTATGTGGGCCGTGTAGTCGTTTCCTATGGCGATCAGGAACTCATAGTGTGGGATGTACCGTACCGTTTCTTTTGGGGCAGGGAATGGTTTCTGATTCTTGGTTAGATCGTAGAGTAGTTGCCAGTCATTCATTTACTTCCTCCTTGTGTTTTCGTAGCAACGGATTAAAGCTGCAGAGTCTTCTGGGCCGCCTAAGAAGATTCCGCAAGATGGGCAGTAGCTTTGCCACTCTTCGAGGCGCTCGCAACGGCATTCATAACAGACAAGGATTGAGGTGCCGTCTTTGCGCTTTCCATAATAGATTGGGGGAAGTTTTCTTTTTATAATTGCGTCATTCATTTTGGTCTCCTTTGTCCGATAGGACACAACCTAGGGAGACAATGTAGATTTCATCGTTCACTGCCTCTTTCTTCTTGTTGGTTAGGAAGCCGTCCTTCGTTAGGTAAAGGGTGTCTCCTGGCTTTATTTCTATTTTTCTCTTTGACGGCATGGTTTAGCCTCCTTTGCTTGCTTGTTGGGGAGTTCGGATTCTTCTGGGGTGTGGAGGATTTTGGGTTCTTTGCGGGGGAAGAGGCCGAAGCGCGTGAATTGCTTAGGAAAAGATGAAGTCATTAGGGTCTCCTTCAGGGTTGGGGTCTTCGCTTGTTGTGAGCTGGTCTGATGCTGGTTTTATCTTAAAGTCCGCCTTGATGTTGTACGCGGAGGCAATGGCTTGGAAAGCGGTAGTTATTGATTCAAGGGGGATCGGGGTGGCGGGGGGGAGGTTTGGGGTGGGAGATGTTTGGGCGTAGTCTGAGATTGTGGTGAAGACTTTTAGGATGTCTTTTGGGTCTGTGGAGCGTTCGAGGGCGGTCTGGAGTTTTTCGGCTGCGTCCGGGAGGAGAGAGGCACAGTAGGAGGTGAGGGTTTCTTTTAGGGCGGTGAGGGTTTGGGGAGAGAGGGGTTTTGTTTCGGAGAAAGTGGACATGCTGGTAGTATAGGGGGTTTTGGAGATTTTGTCAAGTAGTGGGCAATTACATGGTAACAGATAACTGGAATGGTGAAATTTTGAGAGGGGTGCTTTCCCCCACCCCGCCTGTCCCACTGTCCCAAAGGGGGCCCATCCCAAGAAACTCCAATTACTCCATTAAGTAAAAGCTGTGCATTCCTGCTGCTATCTCCATTGTCTGTCTTGGCATGGCATAGCCTTGCCACTATACTAGGTGAAAAAACTTTGATTATTTTTAAAAAAGTTACTGATACCCTTGACATTTCCTTTACCATGTGATACCTTTTAAGCAGATGGTAATAGGAGGATTAGCCATGAGTAGAGAATCATTCAGGGCAGCATGCTTGAGAACAGCAAGAGCAACCAAGAAGGCACTCCAGCGTGAACACAATCCGGAAGTAAGGTATATACTCCAGACCAGGTATAATAGCGCTGTGGCGGCGCTTCAGCAAAGACAGAGCTAAACAATTAGCATAGGCCAAGGTAAGCTTGGCCCTTGCCGACTGTTTAGAGTCGAAAGGACGGCACACAATGTTATTTACACGAATGAGCAAGTTGGGATACCTTGACGGGTTGCAAGGCACAAGAAGGGAATGCAGAACCATGTCAAATGATCAACGATTTGAGTATGCAACCGGCTATTTTGAAGGGCTGCGGGAAAGGAAAGTCTTTCACGGCAAGTTGATAAAGGAAAGAATTTCGGGGAGGATAAAATGAAAATTGCTGATCTAGAAAAAAGTGAAAAGCTTTTCGAGGAGTGGAAACAAAAGAACTGGGAAGATTCAACATTTTGCCAGCAGTGTATTGATGGAGAATCAGGAATGTACATTCAGAAGTGGCTGGGATCAAAGAACGGAAAATATAAACACTACCTGGTACAAATGCATCCATATGATATAGGCTTCACACTTTTTGAATGTGTTGTAGATCCGTTCCAAGAAGGTAGCAGTAAATGAAAAAGAAGCCGGGGGAAAATAACCCGGCTTTTTCCTTTGACAATTCGGCGGTAAACAGGAACTGACAAATAGTTTTGAAAATAATTTAACGTAAATGGTGTAACTACTGTTCTTATATACACTTATATATAATATATATATATATATAATATAAAAAAAGATAAAATAAAAAAATTACATTTGAAAATCGCAGAAATGGCAGGTTTCGGGTACAGAAAAAATGTAAATATTCTGAATTGCCTTTTTTTGCCCTGTTTTGAAAAATAAAATCTCCTAAACCCTTACCCCAACACTTTTTATCCCATTTCTGTTAAAAATTTTTCCATACTAATTGTCAGTTGCGCTTACCCATGAAAACCGGTAACAGAAAACCCTCCCACCCCCTCCCAAAAAGAAGAAAAACCCCCCAAAACTTCTGCTTCCTCTACTTTAATGGAATCCGGTTAATCTTACCACTTTGCCTCCCAATTACCAAAAGTCCAAATAATACAAAAAAACAGAAAATAATCCTTGACACCTGTAAAACCCCATGCTATACTACTCATACCAAATAACGAAAATGCTATCAACAGATAGCGAAGGAGACCCAAATGATCCAAAAAATAACCAACATGCAGTCCCAATCAGGCAAACCAGCAGCCAACCAATTCGTCATCGAGAATGCAACCTTCACAAACGACAATGGATTACTTCACCGAGGAACCGCTTTTCAATCCTATCACTCAATCATAGTATTCCAGTCAGCCTCTCAAACATTTCTTGATGAAACCTACTGGAATTACTCCAAAACTACAGCAAGATACCGTGCCCAATTCCTTGGTGAAACCACCGCCGAAACTCAGGCCAAAATTGACAGCGGCGAATACATCCTCACCGACCTGAACTGATAAGGAGAATCCCATGTATAAAGAAACCTACAAAGGAACAAACATCTATAGAGCAGCCCTGAACGCTTCAGGAATACGCTACTACACAATAGCCCCAAATCTCCGAGCAGACACGCTGGCAGGAATCAAGCAACTAATCAAAGAGAGGCCAAACAAATGAAAACAATCACTAAAACCATAACAGTCTACACCTTGGACGAACTCCCGGAAGAAACCAAACGCTCCGCAATCGAAAAACTCTGGGATATAAACGTTGTCTTTGGATGGTGTGACTTTATCTATAATGAAGCCGAAGAACTTGGTTTCAAAATTGCATCGTTCAACCTTTATCGCCGCCAAATAGAACTCAATGCTAGCTCATGGGAAGAAGTAGCAAAAAACATCCTGAAAACACATGGGAAAGATTGTGAAACCTACAAGGCTGCACACGAACACTTGACCGAGTACAAAAAACTTATGGATCAATACCCAGATGAGCCTGAGGACAATTATGAACTTAAAAACCAACAGGACGACAAAATAGAAGACTTATGGAGACATTTCCACCTCAAAATATCTCAACACTACTTCGACCTACTGCAAAAGGAATACGAATATCTGACATCCAAGGAACAAATCATTGAAACCATAATGGCAAACGAATATCTGTTCACAGATAAAGGAGAGATATACCATGATTAACTGGACAAAAATAAAACACGATATGAACGGAAATCCACGCTACGTATGTCATTTCTTCGACCTGCTTACCCACCCGGAAATATCCTCATCCCTACCCCTGGAAGAAAAGTACAGGATAGCGGTAAACCGTGCCAACAGACTTGGCGGTCGCAAATTCCACAACAAACAATACGGTGGCGGTATAGTCTTCCAATTCTATAACACGGACGACCTCGAAAACCACATAACCAACCTTCTCAAAAAGGAGAATCCTAATGGAGAATAAAAATAACACCTCACTTTTGGCCCGCATCGATGGACTGCTTGACTTCTGCAACCAGGTAATTAGCAACACGTTAAAAGAAGCGAAAACACTACCCATATGCATGGAAGAATGGACAGAGGGGAAGCTTGCAATGGCTATCATAATAAGAGACACCTTAACAGGGAATAAAGAAGCACCAATTCCTGCTGATGAAATCAAGGAGTACAGGAAAATCCGTGCCAAAGTCCACAAACAAAACATTAAAAAAATAGCGGAGGATAAGTTGAAATGATTGCCATAAACACCCTAACCGATACGGACATTGGCCGCTGGGTTGAATATAATTCAGGCTTTAAGACAGAACGAGGAAAAATTAAAAGCTGGAGTAGGTATTTTATCTATGTTGTTTACAACTGCTATAATAATTGGGAAAATTATGAAAATTACACAGCAGAACCAACTCGTTCCCGTGACTTAACATTTATAGATATAGGAGGATCAAATGATACATAAAATTTATGGGGAAGAAGAAAGCGAAAAAGTTTTAAAATGGCGTCTCGACCTTTCAGTCGAAAGTTTAGTGTTAGATGTAAACTACACTATAAGTTCAGACACCACGAAATGGGCGCGAGTATTAGAAATTACAAAGGGCGGAACGTTAATAAAATACTCACTATCAGAAGACTGTCCGCTAAAGTTAAATATAGATAATTTAATATTTGAGGGGAGTTGCGATGAATAAAACCGCTGCATACTTAGCAGGACACAAAGCCTGTGGATTGCATGAAGACGACTGGGTGCTGATTAAGCAAAAAGCAGAGCATTATGAAGGTGGTTGGGGGGCTCTTTGGGTTGAAAAAATGGATAAAAATATAGGTAAGGTAGGAAAAATTGTTGCTGATAAAGAAATGTGCGGTTATCGCGTTAGGCGCGGAAACACTGAATATAATTACCCCTGGTTTGTCCTTGAACCGGCAGAACCGGAACCGGAAGAGCAGTACGATGACATCTTATACGGGCTGGATTTTACAGACCAGGCAAGCATGCAAATTCTTGTAGACCGCCTGTTCAAAATGATACACGAATGGAAAAAGTAATGTATATTATAGTAGACAATGAAGCGTATGAATATGAAAGGTTTTCCGGACTTATAGAAGAACCGGAAGTCGATGAGGACCTGGCTTACGAACGCTGGGACGAAGAGCAAATGAACAGGAGAAAAGATGATGACAAACAAGGAAGAAACTAGAGAAATTATAAAAAAAATACAAGGACGATTGATCGAGGCACAAAAAATAAACGAGCAATTTTGTGACAGTACCTTATTTCGTTTTCAACTAAATTACCCTATTATATGCTTCAGTGCCTTAGCCTCATCTTTAAACCGGGTAGGGCAACTAAAGGCAGCAGTGCATAAATTATTCCCTACCGAAAAGTTTAAAGTAGGTAATAGTTGTCATCTCTATGGGGGTACTGTTTCAATTTCGTGGGTTAGTGAATGGTTTAGAATAATACTCTGTACTACTGTTGACAAATTTCCAAAATCCCTTATGAAAAATGGCTGTCACTTTGAAAAGAAAACCAGCACGGAATATGTATACAGCTGCCCTGTAAAGGAAAGTTGAATGAAAGGATACTTCATGGTTTCAATGCAGGTAATAATCCTAGCCGCTGTCTTCCTTATCCTTTGGACTGTAATCGTAGCAGCAATAGGTCGTTGGTGTATGCGTTCTTCAGACAGAAAACGATACACTGAAGTAACAATAGCCGAAGAGCTTTCAACCCTGAAAGAACGAGACTTTCATCGTGAAAAAAGGATAAAGGAACTCACCGAAATTATAGACAGCCAACGCATCCGTTTAAAAGGCATTGCCAGCATAGCATCCGGCATAACAAAAAAGGAGGACTAAATGACCGACTATGAGAAGCAAATAAATGAACTTGAAAGTGAAATCAAAGCCAGCGCCGAAAAGTTGGCCTGGCTGAAAGAACAACAATCAGGCATCATTCGAGTCCCAGGTAATATTAAAATAGTGGGAATTAATGGTGGCCTCGGCATTGGATTTAATGAAACGCAAATGCTTTACTGGAACACGGCATACAATATACCAATAATGGGGGTAATGCGTTTTCTTGATATCATCCCCTGCCAGCTCATCGAGTTAGACGTGGACGAGCCGGAAATCGGGCAGCTTTGTTTTCATACAGACTGTGACCGTTGTGATGAAGAGTATGAGCGGATATGGATGTATTGTATCTATATAGGGAATGGAGAATATATATGGTTAAATGATAATTATCCGACAAAAGAATCTACTTGTAAATGGAATTTCTGGTACAAAGTAGTACCGATTGAGGAGTAAGAATGGACACTGGAGAAAAAATAGCAGCATACGTGGAAAGTATTTTAAAAAACATTGACCCGAATACTATAGACGGTGCAATTAACTGGGGTGATCTGCATTGTGTAGAAGTATCTAAGCACATAACGTTATGGCCGGATACCGAAGAATATTATCAGGTGCTTATTGAAGAAGCCGATCCAGTAAACCCCGAATTAGTCGAATTTGTGCAGGAAAAACTTTTTAGAGTATTAGGGCATATTATAAGGGTTGAATTCGAATGGTAAGGAGTGAATTTTATGTATTATAATCCAGGGGTAATTGTCGATATGGTGATAATACACCCTAGCGGTACCAACAGTACGCTATTTACGGCGTGCTGCGGGGTTGCGATATGTGATGATGAGATAGGATGCCCAAGGTGCCACCGTACTGTAGTCGGCGATGATTGCCCGACAGACAGAGAGAGAGGAAAGGCGAGACATAGGAATGCTTCAAGAAAATTGATAAAGGGGTAAACCATGAAACTTACATCAGAGAACATCCAAGAATGGAAAGAAAAATTAGATACATACTTTAATGCCAAGCTTGATAATGATGAATTTATCAACTTAAGTGAATCATATCACGATTGGGACTGGTTAGAACATTTTGAAGGTGAAGACTATAAGGATGTAGCCGACACAGAAATTGATAATATGGTCGATAACTTTTTTGGATATTAAGGAGCAAACCATGAAACTACTGCCGATTGAAAAGTGGGTACCATGTAAAAGATGTCCTATTACCGGTTGCAATTCAGATATTCAATCAAAGTATTTTAACTGTCCGGTTCCAGAAGGCATTCCGAATCAGACCCGCCGTGCCGTTTGGCTGGCCGAGTGCTGGGAAGAAATGAAAAGATGGCTAAATCAACCAGATGTTAAAAGGGAATTAGATTTGGACCCATGGCCGACTAGGACAATTTTAGACAAAATGTCAGCGCTTGAAAAGGAAGGTGAATGATGAGTGCTCATACCTTAAAAAATCAGCCGCAAGATTGGCCGAAAGATAATAATTTTGATAGTATACGCTATGAATGTACATGCTATTCTTGCGGAGTTATATTCCGTGCCGATAAATACCGAACCATTTGCCGAGTCTGTGCATTGAAGGCTTTACAGGAGGCCCCCAATGAGTGAAAAACTTTACCGGATAAAGCCGTTGGAATTTGAAAGAAAAGACCTCACTGATGGAAAGATGAGATATTATAACTACTTAATTGATGCACAAATAATAAAAGAAGAACAGGGCGTTTATAAAGTAGAGTATTCTGTTGATGAGTACAAGACAGATGGAACTTGTTGTTCAACATTTAAAGAAGCCAAAGCCTGGCTGACCGAAATCTACCGCGAATATGTGTCGCAATTTTTAGAAGAGGTAACAGAATGAAATATTGTTCAATGTGTGGATCGGAAATACCCGACAATCAAGATGTTTGCTCAATGTGTTATGGTGATGTAGCTTATGGAAATGATGGATATTATGCAAACTTTATGGAAGGGCTTGAAGAGCCGGAACAAGAGCAAGAATTAGAAGAAGATATGAGGACAGAAGAATGAAAATTGAAATAGACAAAAACGGTTCTTTAAGCATAGAACGGAAAGGAAAAATGAAACATTGTGGATGTCCTAATCAACAGGCAGATATATCCTGCGGCGATTGGTGTCCGTTGTTCGGGGAGCCTGAACCGTCTGATGATATCATTACAGTACGGCTAACTATCTGTAAGAAAACTTTTTCATTACTCAGAAAAGATTTCATCGACAAAAGGACGGATAAATGAAACCAGATCGTAAACCGCTAATCCACCCCCAGGGGCTGGACATACCGCATGACATCACGCGATCGGCACAACGGGCAATAAGCTGGATACGTAAATATATATACGCTTATCAGCAGTGTTATCGTTGTCTGCTCAGTAAGAAAAACAAAGAATTTGAAAACATCGTAAACAATAATGTTTGCCTTTGTTCATCTTTTGATAAACCTTACGGGAAATGGCATTATACATCAAAGATTGTTCCTTATTCAACAAACGGATATCCGGAACCTGTCACAGTATCATATAAAAATACACCGCCGAAAGGATACGCTTATCAAACTCACTGCACAGTTGGAGTAAGTACATTTTTATATTACCGCCTTGGCTATGACGACTACAAAAACAGGCTTGACTATAGCGGTAAGCTTTACAAAAAGCACCCGATATCAATCCTCTGCCAGTTCAACGCCAATGCTGTAATTCAGAAGATTGAGGACGGCAGCTTTTTTCAGTACATGCCGGAGTATTGTTTTCAGGAAAGCACTTTATTTGGAGCGGTACAAAATGCTGAATCAGGCGGTTTGTCGATTGCTGTTTACACAAGCGCAAAAGAAGCAGGGCATCTGACAACGATAATCGGAGATAAGCAATTTCTTATCGGACAGCCTGCAGAAGACCCGATATATAATTCTTATATTTACAAAACCATGGTCTACAACGTCGGCGCAACTTGCGGATACATGCCGATCGAGGAAGCGTTCGGCGAGAAGCGCATGCCGGATGTGCGGTATTATATTTTGATGACGAGGTGAAAGAAATGAAATACGGAAATACTCTTGAAAACATTGCATACATAAAAGAGAAAGCAAAGAAAAAAACTGACGGGGTTTATACAGCTCGCGGATTGGTGTATGCAGTAAAAAACAACATGGTAACATACATTTATGATCACGGAGTGTATTATCAAACATTGTATGGCTTCCTTGTACGACTCGGAAAAATTGATTGGAGCTACGGGGAAAATAGCATAAAAAAACTGCGAGACTTTGTACGCGAGGTGGAAAAGAAACAGTAATTATATTTTATGTAAGGAGTAAGGATATGCGACCACAAGACATAGAAATAGGTGAATACTATCGGCATAAAGATAGCCCAACGCATTATTATTATGCTCAAGCAATAGAAATATTAAAACCAAAACAAAAAGAAAATATTCATACTTACACTATTGTGAAATGCAAATGGATGCAGAAAAAGAATGATCAATTTTGTCTTATAAAATATTTTCGGCCATGCAATTTAATAAAGGAGTAAGGATATGATCGATAAATCTGCAAAACTCGAATTGTCAAGATTAGTGGAAGGGAAGTGTATTATCTGCGGTAAACACTGTAAGCGGCGATTCGTAGCATACCAGGTGATAAACTCAAGGACTATTAGGAGGAATAACGGAGAGATAGAGATTGAAAATGATATCATCAAAGAGCTGCAAAGTTATAAACCGATACATGCAAAGTGTGAAAGGCAGACGCCAAAGGAATAAGGATATGAAAGGAAAACCAGCAATGATAATTGTACACGATCTCCCGTCAGATGTTCCGGGGCTTACTTGGAAAGAAAAGAATTTAGCAATGAAGCATCAAATTCCAATGGGCACTTTGGTCGAGGTTAAAGATAGCGGTATAAGGCTTTTTGTTTGTGCCTATCAACGAGACTGTGACGGCACGCCCTTGTATGGGTTGACCTGGGATATGGATGATTACGAGAGATTCAAAGATACGCAATACAGAGCACACTTTTCAACTGGAGGATATAGCAAAGAAGATTTACTGATTATAGGTGATATGAAAACAGCCAAGCCCGAACCATGCCTGGAAAGAATATTTACGCTAAAATTTAGATATGTTTGTTCTGAGTGTAAATGTTTAATTTTGGAAACACACGACTACTGCGTAAACTGTGGGGCAAAGATAAAGTGGAAGGAAGATGATGGCACACCCACTGAATGATCTTATAAACAGACGAGAAAAACGAACCGCTGTAAAATGCAATAACACGTGTAAGTACTGGCAATTCCCGCATCTTGAAACGGCCTGTGTATTAAGTGAGGTTTATTCAGTCAAACAGGGTGAGCCGTGTTTTGAATATGTGGAAAAGGAAGGCAACAATGATTTATATATCGTTGACGGTGATCCTTACGGTGGAATACGGGGAGAGGATAATGAGTAATCCAATCCTTTCATTAATAGAGATGGGTGTCACAGCCTGGGGAATTATTGTTGCCTTGTTTATTCTTGTAATAAAGAGCTTGACTTATGGGCGATTACATGGTAATATTGAGAAACAAACGGGGAGTAATCATGAAAAGAATAAGAACGACAATTGATATCGGGCCGGTACAATTCGCCCTGCTGGGTGAGTTTTCCAGCAACGATGACTTACACATTAAAGCGTCCTCGTACAACGATGTGTTTCCTCTCCTTAATGAAGAAACTCAAAAGCTGATTGAAAAGAAATTACGGGGGGAGGGAAAATGAATACCGCTACTTTTCCCCTCTTTTTATTACGGGTTCCTCCCTCTCCCCTTAGTTTAATAATAAAGAGACAATTTAAGGAGGTAATTAAATGTCTAAAGAGGAACAACTAAAATTGCTGAAGAAGTACGCACCAATTTACACTGCAAAGAACCCATTCAAGGTCGATGATGTGGTTACCCAAGTAGCCGACGAGATGCTCAAAAGTTATTTGTGGCCTAAGCACGGCGAGCCCGCCATTGTACTTGATACCTTTGAACCGGGGCACGCTCCGAGTGAGGGTTCAGCGAGTAGGTTGGCAGATATGACCATCTTGGTTGTTACACCCGGGGATGGCGAACCTACCCCTTTTGATGTAGCGTCGTTTCGCTTTGAGAAGTATAGTGAATAACTGGACAACGGCATATTGTTTGCTGTTCCAGTTGGCTGAACGTTGTTCAGCATATAAATATCTTTATTAAGTTATACTTGATTTAGGTATTCACTCAGCAAAAACCGGAAGACGAATAAGTTTAAGTGTGCTTTTTTTCACTGGGCGGGTTTCCGGTCCCGCCCATCTTATTAAGGAGGAAAGGTATGGTTGAAGTATTACCGGTACATGAAGTATCTTTTGACTATCATTGTCAGAGGGACGGATGTAAGGAACGAATCACAATAGATATTGCCGATGCAGTACGGTATCCTTTCCTCTATGAACGGCTGATGACAGAACTTAGACGGGAAGGCTGGCGTTTGGTAATGGGGGAGTATATAGTCTGTTCACAGAGATGTGCTGCCTTGTTTCAGGGGGCCCCTGATGAAGCCTGAAAAACATCGTGAGACTGGTTCCGGATACCACTTCTATGATCTCGCACGAAAGTGCGAGCGAAAGTTTTATCTAAACTATGTCCTTGGAATCGAATCGAAATACACTGCCTCTCCTCTAATACTGGGGGGAGCGTTCCATGAAGGAAAAGCATCCTTCTACCTAACCGGGGACAAGGAGAAAGCTTTGGAAGTATGCACCACT